TTATGGCGGCGGGTGGTTTTCAGCAAGACGCAATCGCATACGCAATCGGCTGCTCTGACGAGACTCTGCGTAAGTATTTCCGCGATGAGCTAAAGTCTGGCGGCGCAAAGGCTCACGCAATGGTTGTGGGCAATCTGTTCCGCCAAGCCACTAAAGACGACCCGCGCTCTACAGCGGCTGCAATCTTCTGGACCAAGACCCGTCTAGGCTGGAAAGACACAAGCCGCCTTGAGCATGGCGGAATAGAAAACAGTCCTATCGTGATTAACACAGGCGTTCCGCGTCCGAATGCCGGAGATTAATTTCGATTACCGGCCTCGGCCTCCATTTGTGCCGTTTCATACACGCACGCAGCGTTGGTCTGTTGTCATTGCCCATCGTAGGGCCGGGAAGACTGTTGCATGTCTTATGGACACGCTGGATCACGCTTTAAGGTGCAAGCAGTCAAATGGGCGCTTTGCTTATATTGCGCCGTATTACGTGCAGGCGAAATCAGTCGCGTGGGACTATCTCAAATCTTTCGCAAGGCCGGTTCTGGCGGGACCGCCAAACGAAAGCGAGTTAAGAGTAGACCTTATAAACGGCGCGCGTATTAGCCTGTATGGTGGCGATAACTTTGATCGTTTGCGCGGCTTGGCGTTGGACGGCGTAATTCTTGACGAATTTGCCGACATGCCAACGAAATTATGGGGCGAGGTTATCCGTCCTGCTCTGGCTGACCGTAAGGGTTGGGCCACTATTATTGGGACGGTGAAGGGCAAGAACCAGTTGTGGCAGGCTTATGAAACTGCACAGACTGATCCTGAACATTGGTTTTCTGCGGTTTTACGGGCATCTGAAACGGGTATTCTTGACCCGCAAGAACTGGAAGACGCCAAGCGGGCTATGTCCGTTGACCAGTATGCGGCAGAGTTTGAGTGTGATCCGACTGCCGCCATTCAGGGCGCTTTCTATTCCGACGCCCTAAAGCGCGCCCGTGAGGAAAGCCGCATTGGAAAAGTTCCTTATGAACGCGGCCTTGCGGTTCATACAGCTTGGGATTTGGGCGTATCTGATAGCACAGCGATTTGGTTTATTCAGGTCGTCGGACGAGAGGTCCGGGTAATAGACTATCACGAAGACAGCGGGTGCGGTCTGGACGAATACGCCAAGGTCTTAAAGGACAAGGGCTACGTTTACGGGACGCATTATTTCCCGCACGATATTCAGGTGCGCGAGTTGTCCACGGGCAAAAGCCGGTTAGAGACGCTGCGTAACCTTGGGATAACAGAGGTTCAGGTCGTCCCGCAGCACAACGTCAATGACGGCATTAATGCTGTCCGTAGGCTACTGGATCGCTGCTGGTTTGATGAACAGAAGACCAAGCGCGGCGTAGAGTGCCTATGGCAATACCGTCGGGATTGGGATGAGCGCAATAAAATCTGGCGCAATAATCCGTTGCATGATTGGACCTCACACGGGTCCGACGCATTCAGATACTTTGCCGCTGGCTGGGCTGAGCCTGAGATAAGAGAACGCAAGGATCGGTGGTCGGATTACGGCTCACGATCAAGCGATAAAAGCTGGATGATTGCCTAGTGATAGACGACAGCACATTTGAGGATGATGATAAGGCTTCGGCCACGTCCTCTGACGACAAGGGAAATGCGTCTGATCTGGACAGGGACCAGCTATTCCGCCGTTTGAAGCGGTGGTTTCTTATGGACAAGCGCCATTCCGAGGATTGGCGGCGTCAGGCTGAAAATGAGTTTGATTTTGTCGCGGGCCGTCAGTGGTCGGCGGAAGACATGGCCACGCTCCGCGAGCAAATGCGCCCGGTGGTGGCTTTTAATCGCATAGCGCCTGTTATCTCGGCTGTGAGCGGCACAGAGGTTACAAACAGGCAGGAAGTCCGGTATCTGCCTCGTGAGCCGGGCGATGCTATGGCTGACGAAATATTGACTGCCACTGCGAAATGGTTCCGTGACGAGTGCAACGGCGAGGACGAGGAAAGCGATGCTTTCTGGGACTGCCTCTGTTGCGGCATGGGCTGGACGGAAACCCGCTTTGATTTCGAGTCCGATCCCGACGGTGCGCCTGTTCTGGAACGGGTCGATCCGCTCGAAATGTTCTGGGACGCGGCGGCTAAAAAAAGGAATATTGAGGATGCACGCCGTATCTGGCGTGTGAAGAAGGTTCCGCTGGACGAGGCCGAGGCGCTTGTCGGTGCCGATCCAGATACGCCGGACGAGGACTTCGACGCCAAATGGGCGAACTTCGATAGCAAGGGCGATCCCAACGAGACGCGGCAGGAAGCCCGGTTCTATCGTCCGACAAAGGGCGGGAATAACGACAGCGATACGGACCTGATTACCATTGTCGAATGCCAGTGGTGGGAACGGGAAACGGTCTACGCTGTGGCTGGTCCTATGGGCGTGGAATTCCTGACCGAGGATCAGGTTGAGACGGCCCTTAGCCGCTTTGAGGAACTAGGCCAGGAACCGCCCAGAATGGCCCGTCAGACGCGCCGGAAGTATTTCCGGGCATGGTTGGGCCAGAAGGTGCTTGCCGAGCCTGAGAAGGCTCCCTACGGGGACCATTTCTCCTATAACGCGATTACAGGCTACCGTGATCGGAACAAGGGAACGTATTACGGCCTTGTCCGGTCTATGCTCGATCCGCAGGCGTGGGCGAATAAATGGCTTAGCCAGACTATGCATATCCTAAATACCTCGGCCAAGGGCGGCGCGCTGGTAGAGAAGGGTGCATTTGAGGACGAGCGCGAGGCAGAGAAGACGTGGGCGCGGCCTGATAATTTTGTTTACATGAAGCAGGGCGCTCTCTCGAATGCCAATGGGGCGAAGATTATCCCAAAGCCTCAGCCGACTATGCCGGTTGGCTATCCTGATTTAATGCAGTTTGCTCTACAGTCTATCAGGGACGCCTCCGGGGTAAATCTCGAGCTTTTGGGCCAGAAAGACACGGAACAGCCGGGCGTTCTGGAAGCACAGCGTAAACGTCAGGCTATGGCGGTTTTGGCTGTCCTTTTTGATAGTCTGCGGCGTTATCGCAAGACGCAGGGCAAGCTGCTTTTGTGGTTGATACAGGAATTTGTTTCTGACGGCAGATTGATCAGGATAACCGGAAACAACGGCGCGGCTCAATATATGCCGTTTATCCGCCAGCCGGATTTCAAGACATATGACGTGATCGTGGACGACGCGCCGTCTAGCCCGCAGCAGAAAGAGATTACGTGGGCGCTGCTCATGCAGACGATCCCGATGCTGAAGGGCATGATCACGCCGGATATGTTCGCGTCCTTTATGAAATATAGCCCGCTCCCGGCTTCTGCGGTTCAGGAACTGCAACAGGTTATTACTCAATCCCAGCAGCAGAACGCGCAGCAACAGGCTGAGGCTGCACAAGTGTCGAAGGCCGGTGCGGTGGCAAAGGTTCAGGAAACGGCATCAAAAGCTGCTCTTAATCAGGCTAAGGCAGCGCGCGAGGGCATGGCGGCTCAGCGTGAGACTATGCCGCCTATTATGGTTCAGCCGAATGTTCTCCCTACGGAAGGCGATATGCCGCCGTTTGAGGGCATGGCTTGATACGCCGCCGGGGGCGTTTTCCCGGCTTCGCTTCCCCGCGATAGAGGGCAATAATGACAGAGTTAGAGACGTTTACTCCTGCTGAGCGGGAGTATTTCAATAGTCGTGGTGAGAAGGGTATTTCTACTGGCGATCAGGTAGAGACGGAAGCGCCAGAAGACACGGAAGCCGATCCGGTAGAAGCGGACGCGGACAATTCCGATGAAATAAGCGCCGACGACGAGCGCATGGAAGACAAGTCCGATAATGAGGACGAAGCGCCTAAAAAGCGCGATGGGCGGGTTCCTTTACGCAAGCTGCTTGCAGCGGAGGAAAAGCGTAAAGAGGTAGAACGCCAGTATGAAGAGCTAAGGGAAAAGTTTAGCCGCGCCGACGAGCGGCTGCGTATGTTTTATGAGACGCAGCAGCGTCAGGTCGCAGAGCAGACTGAGAAGAAGCAGGAATTTACGCCACCTGATCCGACTGTTGATCCGATAGGGGCAATTGAATGGCAGCGTCAGCAGATCGAGCAGACGCGCCAATGGCAGGAACAGCAGCTAAGGGTTCAACAAGAACAGGCTGCGATCCAGCAGATTGATAACGGCTACCGTCAGGCGTGGGGTCACTTCGCCAATCAGCAGCCGGACGCAATGGACGCCTATCAGCATTTTCTCAAAGCAACGGCGGCGGTTTTGAGAGCGCAGGGTTTTAGCAAGGAACAGGCTGACGCTCACGTTGAGAATGAGGAACGAAAGATCGCAGTTGCGGCGTTCCGGTCTGGGGTAAACCCGGCTGAGATCATTTACCGCGAAGCTATGGAAATGGGCTACACGCCCAAGCAGGCGCGTCAGATCGCCAATCAGGAAGACGCGGCTCGTAAGGCTGAGGAAGACGTAGCGCGCAGGCAGAAGGCGGCACCAGCGTCAAAGAGCCTGAGCAGCGCTGGTGGTCAACGTAGCGGTGTTGCGCCTTCTGTGGCTGAGATTGCTGATATGTCAGAGGACGAATTTGCTGAATGGCTCGCGAAGACGCCGGAAAGCAAAAGACGCAAGATAATGGGTGAATAAATGGCACAGAATGCGGGAATGACGGTTCGCGTCAGCGACTCCGATTATGAGACTGTTGCGGCCTCTCAGACGGCAACAGTGTTGGGCAATAATGGCGCGGTTGGCGATTATCTCGCAGGCGTTCTTGTTGTTCCCGCAACCACAAGTCCAGGTGCCGTGTCTGTAATCGATAACGCTACCAGCATTACGATTTTCACCGGCGGCGCTTCCTCGGTGAGCAATCTTGTTCCGTTCATGATCCCGTTGGGAATGAAAAGCGTTAACGGTGCATGGAAGGTGACTACAGGCGCTAATGTGTCTGTTATTGCAATCGGGTCATTTACCTAATGCTTTTGCAATGGCTTTACCGACTTGTCAGCCACCAAGCGTTGTGGGGTGGTGCGCCGTCACCGCCTCCTGCGGGCAGTTTCATACTGTTGGTTGACGGCTCTTCTTATCTTCTATTGACGGACGGCTCAAGCAAGCTCCAGAGGGTTGAATAATGGCGGACTCGAAAGTTACGGACCTTACGTCCGCTGGCACGCTTGACGGCACGGAAGTCCTTTACGCGGTTAAAGACCCTTCTGGCACACCGCTAGACAGAAAAACCACGGCTGGCGCGATTAAGACGTTATCTATCGGCGCAGGCTCCGTCTCCATCGCTTCCGGCAAGACGTTCACGGCGAGCAACACGCTCACGCTTGCTGGCACGGACAGCACGACGATTACCTTTGGTAGCGCGTCGTCTTCGTTTCCTATCGTGACTAGCCCGACCGCCGCCACGCTCCAACTCGGCGCTGCGGACACCACCGGCACAACCGCGCCCACACCGCAGCTCCTTCGCGTGCAGTCGTGGTCGTCATCCACGAACAACAACCAGACCGGCGCGGACTTCACCATCCAAGGCTCACGCGGCACCGGCACGGGCGCTGGCGGCAGCATCATCTTTCAGGTTGCGCCTGCGGGCGGCAGCAGCAACGGCGTGCAGAATGCTTATGCGACCACTGCGGCCTTTGGGCCGTTTCAAGGTAAATTTTATCTTGGAAGCGCAACACCTTCTTCCTCAAATTATGCGGTATGGGGCGACGGCACGAACACTTGGGTGAATGCGCCAAATTCCGCCGGGTATGTCCATTTAGGCGTGGCCGATAATTGGGGCGTGGCCGTCCAGCCTTCGTCAGTTCGGCTGTCTTCTACTTTCACTTTTGGTTGGACAGCATCTAATCCCGGTGCGGCGCTGGACCTCATCCTCGCCCGCGACGCCGCCAACACGCTCGCGCTGCGGAACGGGACGAACGCGCAGAAATTCCGCGTTTACAACACATACACATCTAGCACTAGCTACGAGGATTTTGAGATTGATTGGCAGACAACAGCCAATATTGCTCTTGTAGGCCCGACCAAAGGTTCCGGCGGTGGCACACAGCGCGTTCAACGGCTTCAGTATCTTGAAGACGGCGGCACAGGCTCGACGACGCCAAGCCTTGGAACAACCTGCCCGGCTGCGAGCGCGACAATCAAATCGTGGATTAAGGTCATAACGTCAGACGGGACTACCGCCTACATTCCCTGCTGGGCCTAACGCCAACACACGCGAGGAGCATCGTCCGGCCAGCCTCGCGTGTTCTCCAACTGGTCGGACAATGCTTTGGAGAAAGCAAAATGAACATCGAACTAAACAACGACGAAGCCAATGTCCTCATCAACCTGATTGACGTTGCCGTGAAGGCAGCGGGTTTGCAGGCGGCGGAAGCCGGGCTGCACTTCAAGCGGAAGATTGAGGAAGCGGCGAAGGGCGAACCGGCGGCTACGCCTGTTGTGGATGAAACTGAAGGACACGCGTGATGTCGACCACTCACGTAATTATCGCGATGTATGCGGGAATGAGCGCAGTCCTTGTGGGTAGCATGTTTTATCTTGGATACCTAGCCGGGCGCGCGTCGGCCTTTGCAGAAATCGTGCATAGAAATAGAAAAGGAACAGCCTAATGGCTACACTCACACTTGGCGTTGACGGCCCGACGCTTGACCTCAACGTCGCGCTCAACATCGCAGACACAGACGCCCCGCGCATTGTCGCGTGGCTTCTGTCGCCTTCCAGCGGCTACGGCACAGTCACTGAAAACGTGCAGTCCACGGTCCCCGACGCCTCGTGGTCGCCCGGTGAGGATCAGACGGAAGCCGACAGACCGACGATAGCTGTGCAGCAGTGGGTGACGCGCCCGGCTACGGCTGACGAGGCTGTGACCGCCTATGCTCGTGCAACGCTGAACAGCCTGCTGTCGTCCACGGTGGCGTTTGAAAAGGCGAAGGCTGCGGAGGCTGCGGCTAACGCTGTGACGCCTATTGAGCCTGTGGCGTAAGGACAGATCATGGAAGAACTCGTCTCACGCCTTTTTGCGCTTCGTGACGCAAGCCATCTTGCTCATTGGGCAACCAGATCATTTGCCGAGCATGAGGCGTTAGGCGAGTTTTACGGCGCTTTGATTGATCGCATTGACGCGGTTGTAGAGGCTTATCAAGGCGCTTATGGCCTGATTAAAACCGTGAAGCCGATTGAGTATCGCAAAGACGATATTCTTGGCCAGATTATTGAAGAAGCGAACTGGATCGCTGATCACCGCCAAGATATTGCGCGTGGCAATACCGTAATTGAAAACCAGCTTGACGAGCTTGGGGCGTTTTACCTCAGCACGGCCTATAAGTTGCGTTTTCTCGGCTAACCGCGACTGACGGTAATCAGTCCTCGCATAGCTTACGTTACAAGCTGGACCGACGCGCCTTAGTCGTCCTCGTCCTCGCACGATACGCGATCCGTCTGAGCCTGCCGCAGACGTTAATCAAGCGCGGCCTCGTATGCCACCGACGTAACCGGAGCGACCGAAAATCTCTCAATCGACAAGGAAATATCCAACATGGCGACGACTAGCTTTGGCGTAAATGACGCCCTTGCAGTCAAGCTGTGGTCGAAGGAGTTGGCGGTCGAAGCCCTGAAGAAGACCTACTTTGCGAACTTCATTGGCTCCGGCGCAAGCTCCCTGATCCAGCTCAAGACTGAAACTTCGAAAGGCGCGGGTGATAAGATCACCTACGGCCTTCGTATGCAGGCTTCTGGCGACGGCGTTCTTGGTGACGGCGTTCTGGAAGGCAACGAGGAAAGCCTGACCACGTATAGCGATGCTGTTCTGATTGATCAGCTTCGTCATGCTCACGTCACGGGTGGCCGCGTTTCCGAGCAGCGTGTTCCTTTTGATCTCCGTCAGGAGTGTAAGGACAGCCTTTCTGATTGGTGGGCGAACCGTATGGACTTTGCCTTTGCCAACCAGATTTGCGGCAATACGGGCGTGGCTGATACCCGTTACACGGGCAATCAGGCTGCGATTGCGCCGTCTTCCGGCAATATCGTTTACCCGGCTGCGGCTCGTAACAGCGAGGCGACGATCAACAGCAGCGATACGTTTACGCTGACGATGATCGACAAGGCGGTTGAAAAAGCACGCACGCTCACGCCAATGATCCGTCCTCTGAAGATCAACGGTAGCGATTACTATGTCGCTTTCCTGCATGATTATCAGGTGACGAGCCTGCGGACGAATACGTCAACGGGACAATGGCTCGACATTCAGAAAAGCGTGTTGACCGGCGGTCAGATCGACGACAACCCGATCCTTACCGGCGCTCTCGGTATGTACAACGGCGTCCTGCTTTACCGCTGGAACCGTATTCCGGTTGCGCCATCGTCAGCGGCTGCTGGCGCGGGTAACGTACGTCGCGCTGTTCTGTGTGGAGCGCAGGCTGCTATGCTTGCCTTCGGTCAGGACAATGGCCCGTCAAAGTTTACATGGGTTAACAATTTCGGCCCCGTCGCAAAGCAATTTGCGAATGATAACTTCGTGAACTCAGGGAACCTCCTAGCAGCCTAGTGCTGTGGAAAATCCTGAGCCAAGCTCCGGCAACGGAGAAGGTGCATCGACCATTCCGAAAGGAAGTAGGGCCAAGCGGCCCGAAGCGCGAAGCAACCCTCTGGGTTGATGATATGGTCACATCTTGCGGGAAACCGTAAGCTGCCGGACACGGCGGGAATGGAAGTAGCGATCCGTTCTGAAGACAATGTGAAAAACTCTTTGACTTAATTCGTAGGTCCTTCTGGAAGTAATTCCAGTCGAAGAAGGCGGTGAACTCAGGGGAAGCCCTAACCGGATGCGGTGGGTAATCCTGAGCCAAGCTCCGGCAACGGAGAAGGTGCAACGATCAGAGCGCAAGCTCGTAGGGCCAAGCGGCCCGAAGCGCCGCCCCCCTCGCAAGAGGGTGATGATATGATCTGACCCTTGCAGAAATGTAAGGCTGGCCAGGAAAGCCGAATAGCTGGCCGGGCAGGGAAGTCGCGTTCCTTGCTGAACACAAGTGACGATAACCGTTTCGGCGTTGCTGCTGGCACGATTTACGGGTTGAAGAAGACTGTTTTCAACTCGGCGGACTTTGCCACGGTTCTTATGCCCACCTACGCAGTCGCAAGCTAAGAAGGAGGGCATAACATGACTACTGGAACTGCGGGAACGAATGCCCGTGACGTAATGATGCCGGTTGTTCAGACGTTGGCTTACGTTCTGAACTTTAATACGACGGGCGCGACGAGCGGCGTTGCTATTGGCATTATTCCGGCGAATGCTGTTGTTACCCGGTGGAATGTGACGGTTGAAACGGCGTTTAACGCTGGAACGACCAATCCCATTACCTTGGGAACGACGGCGACGGGCGCGGAGGTTGCGGCTTCTGCGTCTATTACGTCGGGAACGGCTGGCGTCTACACCGGCACACCGGCTGCGGCGGCTGGCTGGAAACAGCAGACGGCGGATCAGACGCTCTATACGTCTTATATTCCGACCGGCACGGCTGCGACGACCGGCAAGGCCATTATCACGGTCAATTACGTTAGCCTTGTTGCGACCAATACGGTTGCGGCGGCTTAATGTAGATACAGGAGGCGGGGGAGCAATCCCCCGCGCTCATTATGAGTTTATTACTTTGGTTTGCATATGCGGAACTGGAATTAGAGGCAGGGAATGGCCGGGACATTAGCCGACATGAAGGCGCGCATAGCGGACGAACTAAGCCGCGCGGACCTGACCTCACAGATAGCCTTGGCGATCAGCGATGCGATTGCGCTGTATCAGACCAAGAGGTTTTATTTCAACGAGACGGGTCCAAACGGGTCGTCGTTCAACACGGTGGCCAATCAGGAAGTCTACACGGCGACGGACGACCCGGACATTCCCTACATGTACGACGTGGACGACGTATTCGTAACAGTAGGCGTGAACAATTTCCGGGTGAAGCGGATCGATCCGACGATTTATCGCATAAATCAAATGCCCAACTTCAAGGGTCAGCCGTATCAGTATATGTTCCTGAACCAAACCTTCTCATTCAGCCCGATCCCGAATGCGGTTTATCCCATGCAGATCGTGGGTCATTACAAGCTGGCCGCGCCAGCGACGGACGGCGAGGCGAACAACAAGTGGATGACGGACGCGGAACGCATGATCCGAAGCTGCGCGAAGAGGTTCCTGTATCAGGACATTCTATTAGACGCAGACGCCGCCGTGGCGTGTCAGGCAGCGGAAATCGAGGCGTATGATACATTGAAGGCCGCTTCTGCCGGTATGATCCGCAACGGTTTCATTCAGCCGCAGGCGTTTTGATATGGCTGAAATTAGCTTCGGACCCTACGAGCCGGACGTTGCCAGCGTCGGGACGGTCAAGACCAGTAACGTCAAGAATGTCGTGCCCAGCGTAAATGGATATTCGCCTCTAAATGCGATTAATCCGTTTACTGACGCAATGACGGGAAATTGCCGTGGTCTTTTTGGCGCTGTCCAGAAAGACGGTAATGTTTCTGTCTTCGGCGGTAATGATACGAAATTGTATAGCCTGAATGCCACAAGCAGAACGTGGGACGACGTTACCCGTGCCTCTGGTGGCGATTATAGCGTGGGTTCACGCGAGTTATGGGATTTCTGCCAATTTGGCAATTACGTCATAGCGACGACGGACAGTAATGCTGTTCAGTATTTTGAGCTTGGTGTTTCGACTAAATTCGCTGCACTAGCCGGTAGCCCGCCACAGGCGCGACGGTGTGCAGTCGTGGGTGATTTTGTTGTCTTGGCGTCGTTGTCTGCCACCGGTCAGTCTAATCGTATTCAGTGGTCCGGCATTAACGACGCGACAAGCTGGACTGTCGGCACCAATCAGTCTGATTATCAGGATTTCCCGGACGGCGGGTTTGTTCAAGGCATAGCGGGCGGCGAGTTTGGTCTTGTCTTTCAGGACCGGGCTATTCGTCGAATGGTTTATACCGGCCCGCCTAATATATTTGAGTTTCAGCGTATTTCAGACAGCAAGGGCGTTATGATGCGCCATTCTATCTGCAAGCAGGCTGGAATTACATATTTTATGTCCAGCGACGGGTTTTATAAAATTGATAATTCCGGTCAGCTTTCGCCTATTGGCGCGAACAGAGTTAATCAAACCGTGCTGGCCGATTTGAATGCGGAAAGCAACAGGAATATGCTTGGTGTTCCTGATCCGTTTAATCCACGCATTTTCTTTTTCTATAAGAGCCTGTCCAACAACCTTGGCAATCTTATGGATAAGGTGGTTATTTACGATTGGGCGCTTGATCGGTGGTCGTATGCTGAAATGAATGTCGCGAGCGCGACAAATACGCTTCAGCTTCCGACAACGCTGGATGCTCTTGACGCGCTTATATACAACTCTTCAACCGTTACAATCACTATAGCGTCGCCCGGTGTTTTAACGTGGAACGCACACGGCATGTCGAACGGGACAGCCGTCAGACTTACGACGACGGGAAGCCTGCCTACGGGTTTGACTACTGGAACGACGTATTATGTCGTTAATGCCGCAACAAATACATTCCAGCTATCTGCAACACTGGGCGGAACCGCGATCAATACGTCCGGCAGTCAGTCTGGCACACATACAGCGAACCAGCTTGACGGGCTGGACAGATTGCCGTTCTCCCTCGACAATTATACGAACACATACAAGCAGCGTTTAGCTGTCATGGGTTCTGATAATAAAATGGGTTTCCTCGACGGAGCGACGATTGAAGCGACCGTTGATACGCCCGAGGGCGCTGTTGGAAACGGGACAAGGACATTTGTGCGCGATCTTGCGCCAATAGGCGACGCGAGTTCGGCTTATATGTCTGTCCGTTATAGGGATCGACTGATTGATAGTCTGACAACAAGCTCAGAAACGCAGATCGGTGTGAAGGGTTATGCTCCTGCTCGGGTAAATGCTCGATTTAATACGGTAAGGGCGCGTGTTCCTGCTGGTGCGACATGGACATATTTGAGAGGCGTGGACGTTAACGGCAGAGCGGGCGGCGCACGGTGAGCTTATCAACGCTTCCGACGCCGGACGATACGAATTTACAACGCACGGTTGCTGCGATCCGGCAATTGGCACAGGGCCGATCGAATGCCGTTGGAACGGTTACGTTGACCGCAGGCGCTACGTCTACTGTCGTGACAAATGAGTATTGCGCGGCTGGGTCTTATATCTTTCTAACGCCTCTGACGGCGAATGCGGCGGGTGCGGTCGCGACAACTTATGTCACGAGCGCTAATGTCGGGAACAAGACCTTTACAGTTACACATGCAAATGCCGGAACGACGGATCGGACATTTGCCTACATAGCTTTGGGATAGGGATAGAAAATGGCTTGGCAGTATAACCCGACAACCCAGACGACAAGCACAAACGAGACGCGCAATCCGTGGGCACCGGCTTCTGGCGCGTTAAATCAGGCGCTCTCAGGCGCAATGAACGCCTACAACACGACATATCAGGGTCCGCAAGTCGCGGAAATGGACCCTAATGTCACAGCGGGCCAGAACGCACAGTTAGGCATTGCCAATCGTGGGTCTATGTCGAATGCGGCTCAGACCGGCATTGGCGGGATACAGAATATCCTCAATAGTGGCGGGATCGGCGCACCTACGCAACAGGCTCTGGATTATCTCAACCCGTATGCCAGTGGCGCGTATATCAATAATAATCCTTATCTCGACGCTATTATTGGCAAATCACAGCAGGAAGCGGCTGATCGGGTAAATGCAAATTTCTCGTCTGCCGGTCGTTATGGTTCAGGCGCATATGCCGGAACATTGGGACGCGAACTGGCCGGGATTGGCACGAGCGCAAGA